ATATTTCTTTCAGACTGGTTTTGATCCACTCATCTATGACCCTGCCGTAAGCACTACTACATACAGGCGTGTCAGCGAGAAAACTGGTTATATTGCGACTGCTCCACAAACAAACATTGTTATCTCTGCCTATGGTCGTTTATGGACTGCCAGTAGCACTTCTGACACTGTAACTGTCTACTTCTCTGACTTGCTTGCAGGACACATTTGGTCAACAGGAACTGCTGGTTCTTTGGATATTTCACGGGTATGGCCCAATGGGTCTGATGAGATTACAGGGTTGGCGGCACATAATGGATTCTTGTTTATCTTTGGCAAGCGTCAAGTCTTGATTTATGCAAATGCAACAACTCCATCAAGTTTGACACTGAGTGACACCATCAGCAACATTGGTTGCATTGCAAGAGACTCCATTGCTAACACTGGCAGTGATGTAATCTTCTTGTCAAACAGTGGTATTCGGTCATTGCTCAGAACCATTCAAGAGAAATCTGCGCCTTTGCGGGACTTGTCTAAGAATGTACGCAATGACTTGATGACGATTGTGAATGCTGAGACATTGGCAAACATCAAGGCAGTCTACTCAGAGTCAAATGCCTTCTATCTGATTAACTTCCCAGTTGCAACCCAAACCTATTGCTTTGATACCAAGGCGGCATTGCAAGATGGTTCTTCACGGGTAACTGTGTGGGACTCCATCACTCCAACTGCTTTCGTTGCTAAACGCAATGGAGACTTGTTGATTGGCAAGAATGGCTATGTGGGCAAGTATGGAACCTATCTTGACCATGCAAGCACATACCGATTGCAGTATTTCACCACTTATGCTGACCTGGGACAGCCCAATGTCACTTCTATCCTAAAGCGCATTGCAGTGGTGGTGATTGGTGGCTCAAGTCAAGACTTTGTTATAAAGTGGGGTTTTGATTTTTACGCACAGTATTACTCTGCCGTTTTATCAATTCCTGCCTCTACAGTAGCTGAATACGGCATTGCCGAATATGGTGCAAATGGCTCTCCTGTTGCATATTATTCTCAGGGAGTTTCTTTGCAAACCTTGGTTGGTCAAACATCTGGTTCTGGAAAGACTGTGCAAACGGGTTATGAGACTGAGATCAATGGGTATCCTGTGAGCATTCAAAAGATTGAAATTCAAGCCAAGAATGGCAAACTGGTTTAAGGAAGAAACATGGCAAATTACACCAAATCAACCAACTTTGCGGCTAAAGATGCTTTGTCGCCAGGGAATGCTGGAAAGATTGTCAAGGGAACTGAGATTGATACTGAGTTCAACAACATTCAGACTGCCATTTCTACTAAGGCAGATGGAACCTTCACAAACTTCAGCTTTGTTGAGAGTGGTGTTACTCTGCTTATTCGTCACTCAGGAACTGATGTAATGAAGATTGACAGTTCTGGCAACCTGACTGTGTTGGGCAACATCGTGGCTAACGGCACTGTCTAATGAACGCAGTACAAAACAATCTCAATGTAACTTGCAAGTGCTTGCAGGTTCTTTTGGCATTGGGAGCGTGATATGGGAAAAACAGTTTGGATATATAACCCAGCAGACAACACAGTAACCAACACTGGTCTAGGTGTTTATAACGCTCCATATTTAGGTGGTCAAGGCGATCAAGCTCCGACAGTTCAAAGTGGTGGTGGTGGATTACTTGGATCTATTAGTAATGCTGTTACAAATGTTTTTCAGCCTGTCGAGCAAAGAGTTAATCAGGCCTATGCTCAACTAGACAAAGATTTAAGCCTATCTCAAAATGCACCATTGATTGCCGCCATTGCTTTGAGCATTGCGCTTCCAGGTGTTGGCTCGGCTATTGGTCAACAGATGATAGCTGCTGGACTGCTTCCAGCGGCAACATCTGCGGCTGTGGCCACAGCAATCGGTACTGGTGTGGCAAATGCCGCCCTACAAGTTGCACAGGGTAAGTCTCCAGAAGAAGCGCTGAAAGCTGGTGTTGTTGGTGCTGCTGGTGGTGCTGTTGGTGAATATCTTGTTGGTGATCCTAGTGCAGTAAGGAATTTTGTCTCTAGTACATCAACCAATCTTTTAGCTGGAAAGCCTCCTGAAGAAGCTGTTAAGTCTGGAATTATTAGTTCTGGTGCTGGTCTTGCTGGAAGCACTGTTACGGGAGAAACTGGTTCTGCTGTTGCTGGTCAAGTAGCAGCAGGAACAACTGCTGGATTAATTGCTGGAAAAACTGGTGAACAAGCATTAGTTCAGGGTGTTGGCAACATAAAGCTGGACTCGCTTATTCCAGATTCTGGAGTAACAGTTGCCAACCAAGCACAAGTCACTGCTGGACAACAGGATTTGCAGAATCAGTTGGCTCCTTATGAGTCATCAATCCCACCAAGCACAACTGCATTTGATACAACAACAGACATTCCAGATAATTCTGGATTTGACATACCAACGGCAACACCACAAACACCGATTACTGGAAATACTGGAGGAAATATGGCAACAGATTACACAGAAGACCCCTATGGGTATAGCGGAACCCCGTCTTACTACAATTATGCTGAAGACCCGTATGGATACACGGGAACTCCTCCAACAGACTACACAGAAGACCCCTATGGGTATGCAGGTGGAACTGGTGGAAGTCAAGTTTCTGCAACTCCAGGCAATTTAAACGCTCCAAGTGACTATGGAAATCTAACTATTGGGCAAGTTCAACGATTGCTTGGTGGCACTGCGGGTGGCGGTGCTGCTGGTGGTGGGGTAAGACCTTTAACGACAGCACAAAGAACGGCTCAACAACAAGCATTAGGATCACTTTTAGGCGGTGCTGTAACTGGCGCTGGTGGCATTTTGGCTGGTCAAACTGCGGCTAAAGCATCTGAAGAACAAGCTAGGATGATTTCTGAGGCAACTGGTAGAGCAGTTCCTGGCGCACAGTTTAGACCTATTGGAACAACCACAAGGTTTGGCACAAGCCAATTCCAAGTTGATCCTACAACTGGTCAGTTGACAAGTGCTGGTTATCAGTTAACTCCAGAACTCAAGGCAATGCAAGATCGAGTCATGGCTTTAACTGGTCAAGGCTTGACTGAGGCAGAACTAGCAGCAGATCGATATTCTCCTTTGACTGCTGGCGCAAAAGGTTTGTTTGGCTTGGGTCAACAGTACTTGGCTCAGTCTCCAGAGCAAGCTGCTGCTGATTACATGGCAAAACAACAAAACTTGTTGGCCCCTAGCCGTGAGCGTCAATTGGCTCAACTGCAAACCCAACTGTTTAACACTGGTCGTGGTGGCCTGTCTGTTGGTGGAACTGGTATGCGCCCAGGTGGTGGTCAAGGTCTACGGGCGGCATCTCCTGAGATGGAAGCGTACTACAACGCTTTGGCCCAACAAGATGCTCAATTGGCTGCTGGCGCACAGCAAGCTGGTCAACAACAGGTTCAGTTTGGTGCTGGTTTGATGGGTACAGGTGCTAATCTGCTTGGCGCTTATGGACAAGGCTTGACAGGTGCTTATGCTCCATTCAGCACTGGTATTGGTGTTGGCTCATCACTTGAGCAACTTGGACAACAACCTTTGTCGTTGAGTCAACAGTTGGCTCAAGCAAGCTCTACTGCTGGTGCAAGGGCTGGTGAACTTGGAATCAGAGGAACCACTGCGGCATCTGTTGCTAGACTTCCTTCTATGCAATACAACCCGTTGGCAAGAGCATTGGTTGGTGCTGGTGGAAACACTCAGTTTGGCAATGCCTTGGGTCAATTTACTGGAAACAATTTCCCAGATTTGTTGGGATTATTCAGTGGTGGACTTCCAATAGATTATGGGACAGATACCCGTCAATATGATGTAAACGCTAATTTCTAAGGAACAGTCATGGCAACAGATATTGTTGGAAGTTTGTTTGGTGTTAGTCCTGAGATGTATCAGGAAGAGCGCAATCGTCAGGGGATGAAAGATGCCATTGCTATGGCACAACTTGATCCTATGCAGTATGCAAATGCCGCTATTCAAGCTGGCGCTGGTCGTGCCGCTGGTGGGTTTGCTGGATTGATGGGTGTAGAAGACCCTCAGTTGATCAAGATCAGACAGCAACAAGAGTTGCTTTCGGGATTGAACATCAATGATCCTCAAGCAATTTCTGAAGCTGCACAAAGGGCAAACCAGATGGGCAATACCCAATTGGCTTTGCAATTGACTAATTTGAGTGATCAGGCATTAGAAAGAATTGGTGTTCAAGAAAAGCGTCAAATGGAGATGTTAGCTAGACGGCAGCAACTCCAAGCAGAACAATTGATACCTCAAATTCAGCGTCAAGCAACTCCAGAACAATCATTCACGCCAACTGGTGCTGACTTTGAAAATAATCCTAATCTTGCTGTCAATGCACAAGGAAAAGTTGTTACTCAAGCGGCACAAGCTGGTGGCTATGACCCAGAAGTGTTGAAACGATTGATTGCAACTGCTCCAGGTCGAGCAACTTTAGCGTCCTATATGCAAGCACAGTCTTTGACTATGCCAAAGTATGAGAAGGCTGGCGATGGTTTTTATAAATTAGTCCCAGGTCAAGACCCAGTGTTTATCGGTGGCGTACTCAAAAAAGGTGAAAAGATTGCTGAAAGATCACCTAGTGGTGGATGGACTTTCACCAACCCAAGTGGAGAGCCACAAAATGCACCTGGAGAAAATCCAATAAATGCCTTGATTACTGGTAATGCAATTCACAGTTCTGTTACGCCTTATGCCCAACAACTTGCAAGAAGTTGGGGGAGACTTGATCCAGAAGATCAAGATAAGGCAATGCAAAACCTGACAACTATCAATAATAGGGCAGTAGAGTCTGAAACCACTCGTGGAATACAAGCAACCATGAACGCTGGTTTGCAAGCTAGTAGGGCATTGCAACAGACAATGATTGAAATGAATATTGATAAAGCTAAAAGAGAACAGGCACAAGCTGCGGATGGTAAAGCTATCCCAATTCCAGCACTTGAGAAGTTGGCTAAACAGTCTGATTCTGTTTCAAAGACTGATGCTCTTTCATCAACATTTGATCCTTCTTATGTGGGGTTTGTTTCAGACCCACTTGGTAAGGCTGCAATTGCTATTGCATTGCGATCATCTGATGCAAAAAGCCTTGCAATGGGTCAGTGGTGGCAGGGGTATCAAGAAGATGTCAACAGGATCAGAAATGAGTTGTTTGGTGCGGCATTGACAGCACAAGAGAAATCTGAGTTTGATAGGGCTATTGTTACGCCAGGAATGAGTGCCGTGCAAGCACAGGCAAACCTGAAAAAGCAGGCTGAACAAGCACAAAAGGCATACGACAAGATTACCAATGCTGTTCGTGCTGGTGGATATAGCAAGTCTGCTATTGATGCACTCGCTCCGACTTTGACTTTAAATGTTGGTGCTGGCAATAATCCTAGTAATACTTTTGGTGATATACAGGCACAGGCACGAGCAGAAATCGCAAAAAGACAAGCTGGGAGAACAAACTAATGGCTGATTTATCAAAACTATCTGACGCAGAATTATCTGCCATTGCAAATGGCAACTTTGGTGCTTTGTCTGATGCAAGATTACAGATGATTGCTGGATCAACTCCTGCGCCAAAGAAACCACTTTCTACCAGTGAAGTTCTTACTGGTGCGGTTGTTAATTTCCCAAGTTCTTTATTCAACATG